ACAAGACGCTCTTAATATTGCTCAAAAAAGTCTAGCCGACATCCTTGAACATCGTTGCCCCAGTTGCGGACAGGATGTGCATGATGAGCAACATGATAAAATGAGTGCTAGTTCACGTGAAGCTGTTGAGCTTACAGTTAACGCACTCAAAGAAGAACATGGATTTCTGGCTCATGCCGACATGGCCGTGAGAACAATTGGTGAGCTTGGCGAGCGCCCACGTACAAAGTACGCAAACGTTGAAGATGCCGCGGCTCATAAGAACAATTTAGAAAACATTAAAAAGCAACTTGACGCAAGGTCCGTTGAAGAAGATCCTTATCAAGAGCAAATTGAAGCAATGAAGCAAACTGCTCTTGCAGAGGTTAGCTGGGACGAAATCAACCGTGTGAGTAAACTGCTCGAACACCAGGATTTCTTGCTTAAACTGCTTACAAGTAAAGACTCATTTGTCCGAAAACGCATTATTGAACAGAATCTTGCGTATTTGAATCACAGATTAGGCTATTACTTGGATAAGTTACAATTACCGCATCAAGTTACTTTCAAAAGTGACTTGGAAGTTGACATTAGTCAACTAGGCCAAAGTTTCGATTTTGATAACTTGAGCCGAGGTGAGAGGAATCGATTAATTTTAGCACTAAGCTGGAGTTTTAGAGATGTCTATGAGAGTTTTACTGAGCCAATGAACTTGATGTTCATTGATGAGTTAGTAGATTCTGGAATGGATAGTGTGGGCATTGAGAATTCAATGTCAGTTTTGAAAGCTATGGGTAGAGAGATGAACCGAAATATCTTTTTAATCTCGCATAGAGATGAATTGGCTAGTCGAGTCAACAACGTACTCATGGTTGTCAAGCAAAATGGATTTACCATGCTTGACACAGATACACAAGTAAACGAAATAAACTAAGGAGACATTATGTCAAATCACGAAACACTACTAGAGCAGTTTGAAATTTACAAAGCCGAGAACGAAAAGTTTGCCGGTAAAGGTGTTAAGGCCGCTGCCGCTCGTGCTCGCAAAGCACTACAAGAAATGAGCAAAGCTATCAAAGAGCGCCGTAAAGAGATTACTGCTGAAAAAGAAGCTTTGACAACTCCAAAATAATATGACATGGTACTATCAAGGTACCATTGTCAGTGAACTGCCTGAAGATTGTGTTGGTTTTGTTTATTTGATTACAAACAAAACCAACAATCGGAAGTATGTTGGTAAGAAATTAGCAAAGTTCTCTAAGACTACCTACAAAGTTGTCAAACAAAAGAACGGTGTTAAGAAAAAGAAGAAGATTCGCAGTAAAATTGACAGCGACTGGTTGACCTACTTTGGTTCTAGTCCCGAGTTAAGCAAAGATGTAGAATTATTAGGTGAAGATAACTTCTCTAGAGAAATTTTACACTACTGCCGATCTAAATCTGCTTGTTCTTACCTAGAAGCTAAAGAACAATTTGATAGAAAAGTACTTGAAACAATGGATTATTATAACGGACACATACAGGTTCGTGTACATGGCTCACATATACTAAACAAACTATAATCGGGTTTTAACCCACTTGGCTCCCTATATAACTACATATCTATTACATACTCATCCTGGCTAATACACTACGCAACGTAGAACTCACAGCATTTTTGCATCTCTATTAGCAAACTCACAACGACAAGATCACTACTGATAGGCTTGTGTCGCCGATATACTTAGACACCCATAAAACCAGGCACTAGGGTTGCGCTGGGGAAGGAAATTCTGTGCAGTAGCAGAGACTAACGCCCACTATCCTTCACAGGACGAAGTTCGATTGCTTGAAAAGAACTGGGATTAGTATAGTAAAGCTAAAATGAGTAGGCTCTGGTGAACTATTACAACCTACATACTGCAAAAGCGATTTTAACTGGGCCTTGCAGTAGCGTCATATAAGATGAGCGTAAAAGGGTACAGCGTGACCGCCCTAACTTTAACGAGTTGCTTTAGTTAAATGTGGCTTGGACTTCGGTGTCAAGTTTTTATCTTAGCCGGTAAAACGGCTAAGTGTGACTGAATCATCAGTGTCAAGTAATCAAAATGTTAATCACTTGTATCTACTCTACTTTATCGTGTTAACTAAAAAAATTGTAGTCTAAAAATAAACTGAATGAGCAAGAGCGATAGCGATGCGAAATTCAAGAGCGAAGTATTCGCTCTACCGAATATGATAAATGACTAGAAACGACTACGAGCAAATCCCTTTTTACCATACATTGCTTCTGTACGTTCTTTGATGACTTCGCTGAGTACTTCGCGTTCGAGAAACGTCATCCACCAGACACTTTCTGGATCTATGCCTCCCCAAACACCTAATGTTGTAACTTCTTTTACCAGGGCTCTTGCCTCGTTTTCTATACCTTCGATAAAGCGTCTAATGCCTTTACCGTCGGTACCGAGCATCAAGAGCCTACGCCGAAAAAACTTGTTGGATCAAACAACATGTCTGATTTATATGTTTCTCCACAATGCTCGCACTTAACTTCCACATTACGAGTAATGCCGTAGTCGCCAAAACGTTTTAGTTCTGCGTCTAGTCGTTCGTTTGTAGAACGATCTAAGTTCTTAACCCAATCTAAGATGTGTGTTGGATTAGTTACTTCATTGCCATCTGGTAGTGTTACGCTCAGGATACTTTGTGCTAAGATATCTTGGCTTAGCGTTACTAAGTCGTTGTAGCCTTTGTTAGCAATTTCAGCTTTCTGATCAACTGTGATGTTTTCGTTATTTTCTGCGGCTTGTAGTTGACGCATTGTAACAAACTGAATACGAAGTAATTTACTTTGTGCATCTAAAGTATATGGCTTTAACATAACTCTAATACCGTTTGCTAGCGTTACATCGCCAATGCTTTCGGGTACAGATTTTAGTGTGCCAAGGATGCTACCCAAGCCAACTGTAATGCGTTGACTTCTGCCATTTGCTTGTTCGCAGTTGTGATTAACATCAAGTTCCATGTCATCGCCATAGCTGGCCATACGCATTGCTACTAGGATAGCGTCAATGTCTGGAGCAGGAATTTCACTTACGTTTACAATATCAGGGCATACACTTGCTAAAACTTGCTTTAGTGCTTCACCGTTTAGTAATCCGTCTGGATTCTTAAGAGCAAGTTCATCTTTGGCTGTCATTGGGTAAACAGCCAGTTCGTTTGTATCTGACATCTTAGGAGGACTCTTATAAAAACGGCCTCCAGATGGCAACTCAATATGAGTACCAGGTCTGCGGTAATATTGGGCCAAGGGGTTTGGCGCAGGTGCCTTAAATGGCTTTTTTAGTGGGTTTGAATTATCCATGTACTTAATCCTTAACGGTAAATAGGTTCATAGGCCTATTATTGCATAACATTACTTATGTGGTATTTTAATGGCAAAAGGACCGTATTACCATAATGGATGACGCACAACTAGAACGGCTGATGGCCAAACTCAACGACTTAACCAGTGCTCTTGGTAGAAGCGCAGGTGGCCAAACGGGCGGAGTTAATCAGCCAAATCGTCCAGCAAACAATGCCAGTGGTGGGAATAATAAACCAAAAGCAAGTCCAGCAGAATCATTGCTTGACCGACGAATGCGGGAACTGGAAAAACAAGCCAAGAGACAAGGTGGCATTAGCGAAAGCGCTCGAAAAGAATTAGAAGAATGGCAAAAATCACAAAAGAAAGTTAATGAAACTTTAGAAAAATCTGATGACAGCTACAACAGCGTTAACAGACAACTAAAGAACTTTGGCAGAGGAATTCTCACTGGTGAAGGCAACTTATCCAGCGCAATGAACAATTTAAGCAGTGGCTTAAATGGCAATAGCACATTAATGGGTAAAGCTCTTGGCGGTATGGCTGCTGGTTTTGGCTTCACACTAGGTGTACTAGAAAACTTTGCGGCAAGTGCCAGAGACATGGGTGCATTTGCTGACCTTGGTGCATTTAAAGTTGGATCAGTTAAACAGGCCAAGTTAATGTCAGGTTTAGGCGATAGCTTTATTAAAGTTATTGCTGATAGCCAAGGTGGCTTTAAAGCATTTGGTAGTAGTAGTCAGAAAGCCACAGAAAATTTAAGTGATTTAGCACGTGGTCTACGCTTGGGTTCATATTCAATTAATAGTAGTTTACAAAAAGCATTGGGCCCTGAGTACGTTAAGAAGATGAACAAAGCGGCCGCATCAACAGCGGCAATGGGGTTGAGCCAAGAAGATCAAGCAAGCTTGATGGGCACACTAAGTTCTACAATTGCATTGACAGCTAAAAACGAAGTTGATGCTCAACAGAAACTTGTTAAACAGTATTCAGAAACAGTGGATTCAGCACGTACACTAAGCAACACATTTGGTACAAGTGCTAAAGAAATCTTAAAGAGTATTGAAAACTTTAAGAAGAGTACATCTGGACAAGCCGCAGAACTGCAAGGTGTAGCAGGCGCCGCAGATATTAAACAAGCTTTACAAGCCGCAGGTGTAAGCAATAACGAAGAAGACTTAAACAGAATGGCCTTGTTGATGGCCAAGGGTCAAACAGGAGCCGCTTCAACTTATGCTTCGCCTGAAGCTATGGCAAACTTCCAAGCAGTTGCCGCGGCAACTGAATCAGCAAGATCCAAAGAAGGCGGCCTAGGTAAAACAGAAAATCTTGCACAGGGCATGTTGGGTCAGCGTAGTACATTTGAAGAAATTGGACGTCAACGTGGTGACTTAGGTGCAAAAGGTACAGAAGGATTATTTGACACAGGTATAGCAGCCGCAACACTTGCAAAGAAATTAGAGTTACAATCTAAAGCCGCTGCCGGCGATGAAACTGCCAAGAAAGAATTAGCCAAAGGCATGGGCACAACAACAGAAGCTGGCAATATCCAAGCAATGGATCAGCTAACTGGCGCCTTGAATAGCTTACGTAATGTTATTCTAGGCTTAATGGCTGGCATTGTTGGCTTAACTGGCGCATTTGGTGCGTTAGCATTAGGTGGCGGTGTTGGTGCATTAATGGGTGGCGGCAAAGGTTTAATCAGCGGATTGGGTGATGTAATTGGCGGTGCTTTAGGCAAAGCCGGAGGATTGTTAGGTAAGATTCCGGGAATAGACAAGTTAGGCGGAATGCTTGGCAAAGCTGGTGGCGGG